CAGGAATCTGGCGTATACTCTAGTAAAGACTTGGCCGACCTACTACAAATGGCACATAAAATGCGCATTGACGAGATTAAAGCACAAGCTGATCTTGCCAAAGCCGAAAGCAGCAATATCAAAAACCAGACCAATGTACAGATTAATGAAGCTGTTCCCTTTGGGCAAGGCAATTATGGTAAGCTGATGGAAAAACTTTTAAATGGAAAAGACTAGCGCACAATATGAAGCAGACCTAAAAGAACTTAGAAGCGTTCCTCCGAAAGTAAATAAGCTTGAACTGGAGCTTGCAACGCATGAAGTTCAGTGCGAAGAGAGATGGAAAACCTGCTTTCAGCGCCTAACCGATGTTGAAACTGGACTGCACAGGATAGAGTCTCGCATGACTGTAATAGGCGGAACGCTAATTATGTTCCTAGCAGGTGTCCTAGCAACACTAATCTCTAAAGGATAAATTATGAAAGACTATTACATTTTTGAAAAACGACAGCGCTGGAACGTTCACTTGGACGGAGTACTGGTGGCTAAGTTTGCTACTGAAGAGGAAGCAAAAGAGTACTCAGGATGGGTACCTCCCGCAGTAAAAGAGCTGGTAGAAAAGCTAGAGGACGTTGACTATGAAGAAGAGGAAAACGAAGACTAAAGCAAAGAGAGCCCCGAAAGGGTACCATAGAATGCCTAACGGCAAGTTAATGAAGGGAGTAGCTCATGGCCGTAAAAAGAAAAAAGCCTCGAAGAAAAAGCGCGGCTACTAAGAAGCCAGTTCCAACGAACAAGCGACTATACTCTTCTGTTAAAAGTGCCGTAAAAAGAAAATTCAAGGTATATCCGTCAGCCTATGCAAATGCGTTCTTAGTAAAAGAATATAAGCGCAGAGGTGGCAAATACCGAATGGGAGTCAAGAAATGAGTCTCAAGAAGTGGTTTAAGGAAGACTGGGTAGATATTTCCCGCCCAAAGAAAGGTGGAGGCTACGCAAAGTGCGGTAGAGGGAAAGCTAAGACTAGCAAGTACCCTAAATGTGTTCCGAAAGCGAAAGCAGCTACCATGACTGCAGCACAGAAGAGGTCTGCAATAAGCCGAAAAAGAAAAGCAGGAAACCCAGGTGGTAAACCCACTATGGTTAAAACTTTCGTTAAGAAGAGGCGTAAAGCCCGTATGAGACGAGGTTAAAAGGATGATGTTCTGCGTGTCAAGAGGTACGTACCGCACCAGTGGGAAGGAACCCACCGTCGGAATCACATGAAAAAGGAGAACCTAATGAAATATTTAGTTATCGTATCTGCCTTACTACTCGGAGCCTGTGGTACCTTGAATGCCGGTATTGATGGTGTACAAGGAATTGCTAATAGCAGCCTCGGAGCAATAGGTACAGGGATACAAGGTATAGCAGTTGCAGCCGGAGAAGATATCTCAGGTGCAACTAAGCAGAAGTAAGGAGTAACTTTATGCCAGCAAAGCGAAAAGCAAAGAAAAAAGACTCAAGGATAAAACGAGCAGGCGTTACGGGGTTCAATAAACCCAAACGCACTCCAGGACACGCCAAAAAGTCTCATATTGTTGTAGCTAAGACTGGCAGTAAGATTAAAACGATTCGTTTCGGCCAGCAGGGAGCTAAGACGGCAGGGAAGCCCAAGGCTGGAGAATCAGACGCAATGAAAGCAAAGCGTCGAAGCTTTAAAGCTCGACACGCAAAGAATATCGCTAAAGGGAAGATGTCTGCGGCATATTGGGCGGATAAAGTAAAATGGTAGATGATCCTAAGTTTCACCCCGCAGACACTAATGGTGACGGACATGTATCCGATGCTGAAACTGCAATGTACTTAGAGTTTAAACGTAAAGAACTCGATGATGCTGATGCAATGCGAGATGCTCAACGTAAGATGGCGTGGTTCGCATTGTTCGGTATGTTGTTATATCCCTTTGCTGTTGTACTTGCTTCTCTATTAGGTATCGATACAGCGGCGAAGACTTTAGGTGATATGGCGCCTACTTACTTTGTATCTGTATCATTAATTGTTGGTGCTTTCTTTGGTACACAGGCAATGAAGAAATGAGAAAATTACTTCCTATTTTATACATCGCCCTTCTAGTAGGTTGTGGCAATATTCCGAGCTTCTATGATGATAATGAGTCTATGCTAGCTGTTAAAGTACGCCTACACGTAACTAACTTAGACTGTGATAATCTTAAAGAAAGCGACTTAGTAAACCTTAATCAGAGTGTAAGCATGTTAAGTCTATACTCAGATAGTAAAAACTCTACTGACATAGGAAGCCTGATAGATAAGATGAAGGAAACTTGGTCTGGCTTATACGCCAAAAAAGAGCCTTCACCTACTTATTGTAACTTAAAGAAAAGAGCTCTTGATAGCCAGAGTCAGAATATAGCAAAAGCTATAATGGGCAGGTTCTAATGGAATACTTAACAGATTTAGTAAACAGCGATAATACTGAGTTAGCAAAGATAGGTGCCTTACTACTAGACTTACAAGATGAGTATAAGGCTGGCACTATAAGTAAGGAAGAGTACGTAGAGATACTTACTGATATTGAGCTAACTCATGATGTTAATCATGAAGGTGCAAATATTGAACTAACAGGAAAACTGCTAAAAGGCTTGTCTGGCTTACTAAAGCTAGTATAAGCACAATTGAGGGATAATATGCACCAAGAAAAAGTAGACCACTTAAATAAGACCTGGAAGTATCGTTACGATAGCGAGCAGTTTCAAACTGCTGAGTTTTGGACTATATTAAAAGAAGAGCCTTATCAAGGTGATTGTGAGGACTACTCCTTAACCCTTCTTTACAACATCAACAATAAGTCTATGCTAGGGTTCTGGAAGGATATACTAACCTTTAAAGCTAAGATGTGCTTTTGTAGAGTTGGCGGAGTAGGGCACGCAGTACTTAGGTACGACGGTATGTATATAGATAACATTCAACGCAAGTGGTATACAAAAGAACATCTAGAGTCCCAAGGTTACAAGTTTTCACGGTGGTTTTACACCCCGATAGACGTTGTTACTAAATTATATATTATAGGTAAGATTAAATGGCCGTCGAAGTAAGTAGAAGAGACATTGTCTCTGCTGAAATAGTTGAATTAGGATCTGAGTCAAGGTTTCTTAAGCTCCCAATAACTCCATATATGGAACTATTGGGAATTGAGCCCCTCCCCTCGCAGATAGCAATTATCAATGCGATCAACAACCCTAAGTACCGTTTTATCTGTGCCGCCGTTTCTCGGCGACAGGGGAAGACGTACATAGCAAATATTATTGGACAGCTAGTGTCTTTAGTGCCCGGCTCCAATATCCTTATCATGTCCCCCAATTATTCCTTGTCTCAGATCTCCTTTGATTTGCAAAGAAATTTGATTAAGCACTTCGACCTAGAAGTTACTAAAGATAATGCGAAAGACAAAGTTATCGAAATCTCTAACGGGTCTACAGTAAGAATGGGCTCGGTCAACCAAGTAGACTCCTGCGTAGGAAGATCTTACGACCTCATTATATTTGATGAGGCTGCACTAGCAGATGGAAAAGATGCTTTCAACGTAGCACTTCGCCCCACACTAGATAAACCTAATTCAAAAGCACTATTTATATCCACGCCACGGGGTCGCAACAACTGGTTCTCTGAGTTCTACTACAGAGGTTTTTCAGATGACTTTCCTCAATGGTGTTCTATTAAGGCAACGTATCTTGACAACCCTCGTATGGCCCAAGCAGATATTGACGAAGCACGCAAGTCTATGTCAGATGCAGAGTTTAGGCAGGAGTACGAAGCTGATTTTAATACTTATGAAGGTCAGATCTGGAAATTTGACTTTGAAAAACAAGTCAAAGACCTGTCTCAGTTCGACACTAGTAGCATGGATGTCTTTGCGGGGTTGGACGTTGGTTTCAAAGATCCTACAGCAATGTGTGTAATCGCTTATGATTGGGACGAGGATAAATACTACTTAGTAGACGAATACTTCAATGCCGAGCGTACTACAGAGCAACACGCCGAAGAAATACAAAAACTTATAGAAAGATGGGATATTGACTACATCTATATTGATTCCGCTGCACAGCAAACTCGATTTGACTTTGCACAAAACTATGATATTAGTACTATTAATGCAAAGAAATCTGTACTCGATGGTATAAGCCATGTAGCCGGAGTGGTGGACAATGATAAGCTATATGTAGATCAGGAGTGCAAAGAATCTCTGAAATGCCTAGACTCTTATCAGTGGGATCCAAACCCTAACTTAATAAGGGAAAAGCCGAAGCACAACATGGCTTCTCACATGGCAGATGGTTTGCGCTACGCACTCTACTCGTTTCAAACGGCACAGGTATCCTTCTAGCGATACCTAGCCAAAAATAGTTATTGACAAGTCACCCTAAAGCGGATATAATTCTTCTAATGAAAAATCAGGAAATAAAGCAAAATGCCTAAGTTAAAACGAGATCCGGTAAAGTATGTAAGAGATGCCGCAAAATCTAAGTATAACAAAGGTTCGGCTTGTGAGATTTGCAGCGAAACAGAACAGCTTGACTTCCACCACTTTTACAGTTTAACACCTTTGCTAAACCAGTGGCTCACAAAGAACAGACATAATCCTGAATATATACAAGCACTTCGGGATGACTTTATAGAAGAGCATCAAGCTGAGTTATATGAACATACAGTTACACTATGCCATACTCATCATTTGAAGCTTCACTCAATTTACGGAAAAGATCCTGCGCTCGGGACTGCAAAGAAACAGATGCGCTGGGTCGAGATACAAA